ATATTAAAATAGTAACACATTCTAATAATTTGTCAATGCCCATTGTACATATAAATACAGTTGATGTATTCCATTTATAAAACTACAAACACAATCACAAAGAAGTTCTATGTTGGTAAACAATCATCTAATAGGACATACTACTTGGGCTCCGGCAAATTACTACAAAGGGCGATAGAAAAACACGGCAAACAAAACTTCACAAAAACTATTCTCGAAGATGGACTCACTGCTACACAGGCCAGTGAGAGGGAACAGCATTGGATTGAAACAACAGGCGCTCTAGGCAACCAAGGTTACAATATGAACTCAGGTGGAGCAGGTGGAGACAACAGTCAGCATATAGATTATGCAAACAGGAAGATCAAATACAACACATCAGGAATTAAAAATTATTGGGACAGTTTAAATGTTCAACAACGTAAAGAAATACATAGGAGACAGGCAATGGCAAGATCCAAAGGATGGTACGTGAGCAAAGTAAATGGTACAAAAGAGATATATGTGCAAGGTATTTCTCGTTGGTGCGAAGAAAACGGTGTAGACAAGAGTATGCCCACAGGACTCAATGATCCAAAAAGCAGACTGTTTCTGAAGCAGACCAAGGGGTGGCGTATAAGGCGTAGTGATATGCCCAAATTAAAGCCTTATGTAAACAGACAAGGCCAAAATCAAAGCACATATTGTAAGGACAAAACTTGGCAGTTAGTAGACGGCAAGCGTGTTTGGACAACGGTATAAATAACGTTAATGTCTAACAAAATTAAAGGAAACAACTAATCGTGCCAATAGTGACCATCTCAAGAATTCAGCATAGAAGAGGTAAGAAAACCGATCTACCGCAATTGGCGGCCGGAGAACTGGGCTGGGTCATTGACGATCAAAGACTGTACATAGGTAACGGAACAGTAGCCGATGGTTCACCAGCAGTAGGCAACACTGAGATAATGACTGCTGGATCAAGCAGTTTTACAACAGCATTAAGTTATGTTTACAAAGGTTACCTGGGTGACTCTACTCCTATCACAACAGGAGCAACAGGAAACTTTACAAGAACATTACAAGCCAGACTAGATGATTCCGTTTCAGTCAAAGACTTTGGAGCAATTGGTGATGGCAGTACAGATGACACGTTAGCTATACAAAGGGCACTAGACGAATTATATACAGACACAGATAAAACAGATGCAAGATCAAGAAGAACACTTTTCTTTCCAGCTGGACAATATAATACAAGTTCTACAATAACTATTCCACCTTACGCAACATTAGATGGTGACGGTCTCGACAAAGTAATCATTTATTATTCAGGTGCGGCGGCTCCGGTAGCAAAAACACAAGACAATGCTGGCAATGAATTTGGATCAATGGTATCTGCGGCGACGAATATTAATATTGAAGGAATTACTTTTAAAAACGGAACAGCACACACTGGTATAAGTTTAGATTTAGCCACTAATATTCGTTTTGTGAGATGTAAATTTCAAGGAACATATGCGGCAGGTGGTGCAGATATATCAAATTCAAAAGGTGTAACAGTGAGAAGTACAACTGCTCTACCTTGTTCAAATATTATTTTTGATTCTTGTGAGTTTACAAAGTTTGCCAGACTAGCAGACTTCTCGTACGATTCAACTTCAATTAGATTAAACAACTGTAAATTTTCTACAGCAAGATATGGAGTATATGTAGGAGAAGCGGTTGACGGTTCGTCGAATGGTTTAACACTTGGTCCTAAAGATGTTAAGGTTATCAGTTCAATGTTTGATACAATTTATGAGAATGGTATTAAGGTCGACGGTTCTGTTTCAGGAGCCAACAACGGAGCAGGTGAAGTACGAGGCTTTGTAAGTTTTAATAACTTCTTTGCTAGTTCAGTTGGAACAGCTAATGATGGTGTTAACACAATCAACGAATCGCCAGTAATACTTTTTAATGCTGATGAATGCACCAGCCAATTAGATTATTTTGATGGAACACAAAGAAGAAGTGCCTCTCTAAATCCACAACCGGAAGTACAAGGTGTAGGAACTTCAACGAAACAGATCAAACAGATCACACTTGCAGATGCTGAAGGAAGTGCTACCACAACAGGAATACGTTTGCCTGCATTATCGGGTAAAAAAATTACAATAAATTATAAAATTGAAAGAGCTTCTGCTTTTAGAGTAGGAACTTTAACTGTGAATGCATCTACTTCTGCTGTAACTTACAACGATGAGTACGAAGAAAATTCAGATGTAGGGGTAACCTTATCAGTAGAATTAGACCACCTAGATTCTACAGTAGGAAATGAAACTGCGATTGTTAAATTTATTACCAGCTCCACAGGTACCGCGGCCACTATGGACCACGAAGTATCTGAAATGATATAATTATTTTTAAATGACATTGCTTATAAATGGTTGCAGTTTCGCGGAAGTGTGGCCAACCTCATCTAAATTTGTAAAAGATCTAGAGTGTGACAACCTTGTTAATTTAGGTATACGAGGTACAAGTTTTTCAAGAACCGTGAGAACAACAATAGAATGGATTGCTCAAAATGGAAATCCAAAAATGGTTATAATACCAATAACATTATCGCACAGATCAGAAATATCCATAGCACGTCAAGACGATCAACTCGAAGGCACTTGGTTTCCAATACAAAGAAAAGAATTGATTAACAATTCAAACATAAACAATATTCTTAATGTAAACACTGTAAAAAGTTTTATTGATCATTACTATGGAATTATACCAGATATACGAACACACTGGGATTTGTTATTCACACAAATAATCTCTTTAGCTGGGTTCCTACAATCAAGGAAAATAAAATATCTTATGTTTGATATGTGTAATGATTTTAAACTAGATCATATAAAAAACTTTAAATCCTTTAGTAAAATAAATTTTATAAAAGAAGACAAAAATATTATAGATTTATTTTCTTTTTGTGGTAATAAATTTATGTGGGACACGTTATTACCAAACACAAAAGAAAAAACAAACAGCCTATTACACCATCATGATAAAGAGCAATATGTACAGTTGGAAAAGCAGTTGATATCCTATATTAACAGTTGTATTTAAAATAATCTACGCATATTAAAAAGTAGTAGACAATCATAAATTGCTCGTTTATAATACAAATATACTTTAATTTATAAACAAAAAATGTTAAAAACAGTTTCATCATTAGATAAAAAAAATCAACTAAATACAGCCATACAAAAAACACAAATCAAAAAAGAAAAATACAAAAATTTAATGCCCAACACCAACTCTTCGACAATCAAGGTACAGAAAAGAGATGGCCAGTTGGAGATCCTAGACATCAACAAAATTCATTTCGTCGTTGAAGAGGCCTGTGAAGGTTTGACGGGAGTCAGTTCATCACAGATAGAGATGAACGCCAACATTCAGTTCTATGATGGCATGACGACCAAGGACATCCAAAATGTTCTAGTGCGTTCGGCCAATGACCTGATAAGTTTAGATGCACCCAACTACCAGTATGCCGCGGCGAGACTGTTATCCTATGACGTGAGGAAGGAAGCACACGGTCAGTACGAATACATTCCGTTATTGAAACTGATCTTGAGGAACATCAGACTGGGTGTTTATGACAAAGGCATCCTAGAGAAATATACCAAGACAGAGATTAAAAAATTTAACACATGGATTAAAAGAGATAGAGATCTCAAATTCACATACGCAGGACTGAGACAGATATGTGACAAGTACCTTGTGCAGGACAGAAGCACAGGACAACTGTACGAGACACCACAGGACATGTACATGATGATTGCGGCCACACTGTTCGCAGAGTATCCATCAAAGACAAGATTGGGCTATGTTAAGAAATATTACGATGCGATATCACAACACAAGATAAACATTCCAACGCCGGTGATGGCAGGGGTAAGAACTCCTATAAGACAATTTGCTTCTTGCGTTCTGGTAGACACTGACGACACACTGTCTAGCATATTTTCAAGCGACATGGCGATAGGATTGTACGTTGCCAGAAGAGCAGGCATAGGAATCAACGCAGGACGTATCAGAGGTATCAACAGCAGGATCAGGGGTGGGGAGGTCCAACACACAGGTGTGGTTCCGTTCCTCAAGAAGTTCGAGGCAACCGTGAGATGTTGTACACAGAATGGTGTGAGGGGTGGTAGTGCAACTGTACACTTCCCAATATGGCACCCAGAGATAGAAGACATCCTTGTACTGAAGAACAACAAAGGCACAGAGGACAACAGGGTAAGGAAACTAGATTACTCTATACAGATTACAAAATTGTTCTATGAGAGATTTATGAATGAGGAAGACATTACATTAATTTCTCCGCACCAAGCACCAGGACTGTATGAAGCATTTGGTACAGAAGACTTTGATGACTTGTACTTGAAGTATGAAGCTGATAAAACTATTCCAAAGAAAACAGTTCCAGCACAGGATCTGTTTGGAGACCTTTTAAAAGAGAGAGCAGAGACAGGTCGTATCTACATAATGAACTTGGATCACTGTAACTCACACAGCAGTTTCAAAGACAAAGTTTCAATGAGTAATCTATGTCAAGAGATCACACTACCTACCACACCCATACAGGACATACACGATGACCAAGGAGAGATTGCACTTTGTATTCTATCAGCAGTCAACGTAGGTGGATTGAATGACCTAGGCGAACTGGAGAACATATGTGACCTGGCAGTCAGGGCACTGGAACAGATCATAGACTACCAAGACTATCCAGTCAAAGCGGCGGAAGTCAGCACAAAGAAAAGAAGAAGTCTAGGTATCGGTTACATCGGACTGGCACACTACCTGGCAAAGAATGGTGTTAAGTATTCTGATCCAAAGGCATGGGATCTAGTTGACAGACTTTCAGAAGCATTCCAATATCACCTGTTAAAAGCAAGTAACAATATTGCAAAAGAAAAAGGCAAGTGTGAAGGGTTTGACAGAACAAAATATGCAGACGGCCTACTGCCAATAGATCACTACAAGAAAGACGTAGACAAGATTGTTCCACACAAACAGAGAATGGCATGGGAGGCTCTGAGAAAAGACATTGCCAAGCATGGACTAAGACACAGCACACTGTCAGCACAGATGCCAAGTGAGAGTAGTTCAGTGGTTTCAAACGAGACAAACGGCATAGAACCACCTAGAGCGTTGTTGTCAATCAAGAAAAGTAAGAAAGGTCCACTGAAGCAGATAGCACCAGGGTTCCCCAAACTTAAAAATGATTACACTCTGCTATGGGACATGCCAGACAACACAGGATATATCAATGTTGTGGCAATGATGCAGAAATACTTCGATCAAGCCATATCAGGCAACTGGAGTTACAACCCCACACACTTTGAGAACAACGAAGTTCCACTATCAGTCATGGCCAATGACATGCTGACAGCATACAAACTTGGTTGGAAAACAAGTTACTATCAAAACACATACGACTTCAAAGGCGACGACGAAGACGTACAACCAGCTGGACTGAGTGCTACTATAGACACTGATGATGGTGAGGATGTGGAATTACCTGAAAACCTAATAAGTACAGTCGCGGACATCGACGGCGAAGACTGCGATGCCTGTACAATATAATGGCAAAAACTGTTTTTAACACAACGAAAGTTGACTGGATGAAGCAACCAATGTTCTTTGGTGAGGACATGGCTATACAACGTTATGACGATATCAAATACCCACAGTTTGACAAGTTAAATCAAACCATGCTAGGTTACTTCTGGAGAGCAGAAGAAGTCAGTTTGCAGAAGGACAGAGCAGACTTTATGAACTTCAGACCAGAACAGAAACACATATTCACATCAAATTTAAAATATCAAACACTGCTTGACAGTGTGCAAGGTAGAGGCCCAAGTTTGGCATTCCTACCATACTGTTCAAATCCTGAACTAGAAGGTTGCATAGTGACATGGGACTTCTTTGAAACTATTCACTCAAGAGCATACACACACATCATGAAGAATGTTTATTCAGATCCTGCAGAAGTGTTTGACACTATATTGGAAGACAAAGAAATTTTAAAGAGAGCTAAGACTGTCACGGAAAACTATGACAAGTTTAACAAGATGGCACTGGACTACACAGTCAAGGGCAAGGGCGACATTATTGAACTTAAAAGAGCATTGTATCTTGCAATGGTGACTGTTAACCTACTAGAGGGATTGAGATTTTACATATCGTTCGCTTGTACGTTTGCGTTTGGTGAACTTAAACTTATGGAAGGTTCTGCCAAACTATTGTCACTGATAGCAAGAGATGAGGCAACACACTTGAATCTGTCCACACACGTTATCAAAGCATGGCAGAAAGGTGATGATGCAGAGATGACCAAAGCCATGAAAGGCACAGACAAAGAAGTAATTCAAATGTTCAAGAACACAGTGGACGAAGAGAAAGCATGGGCCAAGTACCTGTTCAAAGATGGTTCTATCATAGGATTGAATGAGAAACTGTTGGGCAACTACGTGGAATGGATCGCAAACAAAAGATTGAGAGCATTGGGATTTGAGGCAATATACGATGTACCAGCATCAGCCAACCCACTACCATGGACACAGCATTGGTTATCGAGCAAAGGTATGCAGGTGGCACCACAAGAAACAGAAGTGGAATCATACATAATTGGCGGCATCAAACAGGATGTTAAAAAAGGCCAATTCAGCAAATTCAAACTATAATATATCTATGAGATTTTTAATACTTTTATTGCTGTTGACATCATGTGGCAGTATAGGAGCAGTAGTAGGCACAGGTACTAGTTCATACGAAACTTATAAAACTGTGACATATACCAAAGGCGCTGTCGATCTCAGTTTGTCAGCCAGTGGAAAAAAGACCACAGACGACCACATGTTATCAGGAATTACCGGATATGATTGCAAGGTGAAAAGGGTGTTGAAAGAAGGTCTACATGCTATTTGTAAATCTATTGTTCCGCTTTACGACAGCGAGTAGCACCACCGGTTTTCACTACACATAAATACTGGCATGCCAGCTATATCAAGAGACAGAATAGACAGAGCCAAAACAGGACACGCCTGCACAACATCCATAGGATGTGTTGCCACGGCAAGAACAGTATTCGCAAATGGTTCGAAAGTTCTCAGACCCGGCGATAGATTACTTCCACATACCATACTAGTTTGTTGTCCTGCGAGATGTGTGGGCCACCCGGCAAAGATCAACAGAGGATCACAAACAGTGTTCGCAGAGGGCAAGCCGGTGGCGAGGAAAGGTGACTCCGCAGATTTTGGAAGCATGATGAGAGGTTCACACAACGTATTCGCAAACGGAGATTAACAATGTCAGTCAAAAAAGGATTAACAGCATTAACAAATTCAAGCCCCAGCTTTAGTAATCAAGCACTGGAGAATTCAATTAATGAATTAAAAATAGGTTGGGTGATTAAGTCTATTGAACTTGACACAGCTATTGCCTCTAACTTGGTGTTGACAACTTCGCAGAAAAATGATGTTAAAGACACAATAAACAATATATCATATCTAAATGTAGGAAGATATTTTGGTGATATAGTTAGACACACCAAAACAATACTAGACGGAACAATATTAGGAGTAACAGAAGGTATTGAAGATTTCCCACAAGGTAGTTTCATAGAGATAATGCAGTTGGTACAAGCACTACAAACAACAATACCAGACCTTTATGGCATGCCGGCATCAGCTAAGAGCAGATCAGTTGATGATCATTTGGGCATACTTGATATTAAATTTACAAGGTCTGATGACAGCACACAACCTGTATTCACAACAATGAAAGAATCGATAACAACTATCAATCGGGCTGATCTGACACAAGAAACAGCACTAGAAACTGCATACAATGACTTGATAGTCTTTCTTGCTAGTGTGGTAGCAGACTCAACAGACTTCCAACAGACACTGGACACATTCGCCACCGCGGTGGCTACAGCACATACTAACCTTGATACTACTTTACAGTCAACTCAACTCAGCGTGAGAAGGACGCAAATGATTGCAGACAGAGACAGCATAGTCACACAACTATCACTAGAGAATGCCAACATCACTAGCCTTAGATCATACAATGAAAGTTTGGCAGACTATAAAGTATACCTTTCACTGGCAGACGACACAGAAATACGTGGGTTAATGGGTAGATTATCACAAAATAAAAACTGGCATGATTATTTTGAAACATATGCACAAAATCAATCATATGTAAATCCCATATACAATAACCAAAAGTCAGATAGTTCACAAGAGGAAATAGTCAACACAGTACTAAGATTACGAGGATTGCCCGACGTTACTGATTATGTTGATGTAGAATCAGTGGCTTTAAAAGCATTAAGAGACACAAGATTGAATACAAAAATTAGTGATAGTAAACAAACAGTGAACCAAATAATTGATAAAGCCTGCGAATTATTAAGCATTAGAGTAGACAACAAAGATGTGTATGCCCGTTCAAAAGCCCTATTAGACAATATGAATACTTTTGATAGGGAAATTGTAAAGTCTGAATTAAACCTACACAACGAAATGGATACAATCAGTTAATACTGATATTTTTTACTATATTATTTAGATATAACCCAAGCCCTGTGATAGAAGTCGTCAACGTTCTTCTGTATCAGATTCATTGCTTGGCTGTTAGCTAGTATCTCATTCTCGTATGGTCCATACTGCTTTTCTGTGCTGTGATCTATTGTGTGCCGGTCATTGGGGTCTTTGTGTGTGCCTTCTACTACCCAGTATTTGTTTGTGATTTTGCCCATTCTATATGAGTGTGACGCAACCGTACAAGAAAATTGATGTGTAAACGACAATTATAGTCCACATCACCTTGCTCATTTGACTTTGTGATTCCTCTTCCAGTAATTGCTCTTCTTGATGCCCATGTAGTGCTCTCCCGGCTCGTAGTCCCATCTTTTACCATGGTGTCCACGCACATCTGCGTACATCATTCTAAGTCTTACCAGCAATTTGATCAACGGATTTCTTGTTATACTCACTTGACTTCTGACCTTATCTTAATTTTTTATATCTTCCCATGGGAACCTTTTGCATTCTGGCAACCTGTTGTCCCTTACGGTTTGTGTACTCAACGCTGATCTCCCTAGTTCCCTTTGGAAGTGCACCTTGCACTCCTTTAATTATCTTCTTGTAAGATAATCCTTCTTTTACTTCTTCAAATTCTTTGAGGTCCGTGATCTTGATTGAAAGTTTTTTGTTTTTTACTTTTTCTGTCTGCATATTATTAATTTAGCACAAGATTGACAGAACGTCAACCTTTTGGATATTGGAGGTGGGTATCCAGATGAGTGGTGCAGGTGCTTATTGACAATATCACATTTCTATGTTTAAATAGCATTAAGTTTGTTGACTAAAAAATAATAACTCTGAGAGACCCGGGGGCAGTACCCGGCCACTCCACCATTTAAGCAGTGCAACTTGAGGGGTGGAAATAGGATCGATCCAGTGCTAAAATTTTTACGAGAACTTGGTGATTATTCCGGCCTAACCGGGTAGTTTATAAATGCAAACAAAAAAGCATTAGGATTTGCTGACTTCACAGTTGGTGGATCTGAATTGAGATTAGCGGCGTAATACCCAATAAACC